GCCTAGGCGACGCTCAGATGCGTTTTCGATAATGTTCCAACAGGGTTACCCTTCGCAGGGACCTGTTGTTTACATGGAAACCGCTGGGTGTTGGCCTGACCGAGGTCAGCCCCTTCTCCGTGTGAGAGGTCAGAGTCCTGATAGACAGTCAGAACTACAACATGACACGGGATATCTTCCAATATCGGAGGAACACCCAGGTTAGGTAGCTTTTGTTGTCCGAAGGTACTTCGAGTATGATCGGTACAGATCAACCCATTGCGCCTTAACCCGATAATCGGTTTTATCCGATAGTCGAGTGTACAGCGCTTTAGGAAGAGGTAACGACCCCAGCTCGTCTGATATCTCACGATACAGATCCACCAGTTCAGCAACCGCCGGCCAGTCACGACCAACGACTGTGAATTCCTCGAGTTTGGTTCTTAGATCCCTCAACTTTATAGCTGTGTCTAAGAATGCTTCCCTGTATACCGTCTCTTTGATACTGTCGAGAACCCTGGCGGCACCTTCCTTGCGAGGAAAGTCCCAACCAGAGCCCTCTAGGTCTCTAAAGACGGTACGAGGTACAATATCCTTAGTCATACCATAATGTTGACGATCCCTGTAAACTGTCACCAGTTTCTTGATCTCTGTCACCAGAGGTTCAAGCGAATCAATCTTGTCTATGAGTGCTTTACGCTCATTCTCAAGAATTGACTCACAGAGAGCCTGGACCTTGGCCGCGGTAGACTTGTAATGACTTCCCGACCCTCGTCGGGTAAAGAAGTCCTCCAAGCTAACGAAGCCAGGGCCCATGGGAGAATACCACGCGATCATGTAATTGGCAATCCGTGAAGGTTGCTTTGTGAAGGCAACCGACATGGAACCCTTAGCCTTGTATCCGTAGCCTAACACAGATAGCATCTGTGAAAGGGTTAACTTGTACTTGCGCGAGAATTCCAGGATCACCGAAAGAGATTTCGATGAAGCCCAGTATTCAGCGAGCGGGACTCCGCTAGCGTCCCCGACTTTCGTCAGGAAACGCTTAGCGAACTCCAGTGCAAGTCCACGGACCGAGATTAAGGATTTATGAAGCCCGATAGACACTCCAAGAGCGTCCATCAGGAATTCATATTGCTTAGCGACACGACCGTTGGCGATTACTATGTCGTCACCTAAGACGGCATAGTCTAAGAACCATTTCCCTCCTAAGGTGATCACACCTGCTCGAAGAGCGGCCCACTGAACGATAGCATGATGAGTCAAGGCAAGCATGGCCCAGGAGGAAAGAGCTCCCATCGGTTGGCCCGTCGAGTACCGCATAGGAACCGAGGTTTTACCAAGGTCCTTGTGCAGTGCAAGATAGTCCCTACCGACCAGGAGAGTTCCCCACACTTCTGCGGCCCATGATCCGAGAACCATGGACAGAAGCGCTTTCTGGATTGATAGCGGCAAACGATCAGTTGCAGCCGAGAGATCGAAAGAATAGTAGGGCCCTTTCGGGCATCTACGCATCAATCGTCTAACGGGAGCAAGTTGGTCGAATGTCCCATCCGTCGGAATCCTTCTCAGTACCTCGAAGATCGCTTTGTGAAGCGGATCTAAGAGCCACTGTGTGAAGCAATCCACCATGGCGAAGACTCGCACCTTACCAGCCGGCTCATCCTTGAACCCTAAGCGCCCTAGTGTCCCCAGCTCCGAAAGAACCCCACCATGAGTGGTGAAGTCGATCGCAGATGAGGTCTTCGGGTTAGCCCAAAGTTCAATCCGATTTAGTAGCCATATGTTCTTGGTCATCTTACACCAATCCGTTAGGAAAGGCATAAGAGGACTAGAGGACCATACGACCGCTGCAGCGAAGATCCCTGCGGGCGAAGTTGACAGAATAGTTACCGGCCCTCTGGCCGGGCTATCCCGATCCTTCCGCACGTGGGGACCTGACTTACTGATCAGGAAAGGTCTTGCTTTAAGACTCGCTAGGAATCCAAGTGCCCCAGCACTCCAACCTCGCATAATCCCGACTCGTTTTCCAACGAGCCGAGACAGGCTTGGGAAGAGTTGCTTACTAACGAATTGACTAAATTCGGGAAGTAGCAGCTGGTTCATTGTAGACTCGTCGGTGATGGTTGACACCTTTAGCTGACCTGGGACTTCAATTACTCGGTATAACCCGAATAACGTGGTCCACAGGCGCAGCGTCCAGAGGTCACCCGCAACGATCCGTCTACGATGTAGCACAGGGATTATCCTAGGGAGACCACGCGACGTTCTGGAGAACCGTAGCCCCAACGGGTTCAGGTTCTGTAGGCGTTGCCCACCTGTACTTTGCATTAACGCAACGTTCATTCCCTTCAAGGTTTTCACCAAGAAAGGAAGGCCGTTACGTTTCTGTAAGCGGTACAGACGAGCAAGGTAGGTGATGATCACTTTGACAACAGAACGGTTTACGCCCATGCCCAATGCATGAACCACTCGGATGAGATGGTTCACCATTGGTAGGCCTCGTTTTACAGAGACCATGGCACCAAGGGTTGTTACATCCTTAGCTAAACGCATAAGAGTTGGGGACTTACGTTGTAAGTTCTTCATCTCATGTAGTAGCAAGTTTGGTACAATTCCTTGGACTTCGGTTTCCTCTTTCGAGGGCCGCAGCCAGCCTAAGTAGGCTTCGGCGAATTGTTCACCGATCAGGTTGTCATCGGATTATCACAGCTTCCAGATCACCCCCTCGCTCCCATCACTGAGAGCGAATTTCGGACCCCCGGTTATACCGGGCCATCCATCAGTTTCCTGACGGAATCTTCCTAGTGACCTAAAAGTAGCGACCTCCTCAGGACCTGAACTCGTGTCCGTCTCTTAGGATTGGGAAACTCTTCCCCTTTCATAAGATTAAGGCGTACACTTATGTCATGCCTATGGCTGACACCAGGTCGAACTCGAGTAGAAACTCGGGCCTTGAGAGGGTTACGTCCCTAACTGAATTTACAGTTATCAAGAGGTTAACGGGTCACCGCTCGCGGTCTCGGAATCACTCAAGCTAAACTTAATATCAGTCTAGTTGCGTAACTAAGCTACTACCGGCATAGTATGTCAGGTATCTCGGTTTTACCCTCCTATTTCTAGGTTGTGTGAGCCGTAGGTCACTACCGAACTCTTTCGAGTAGAGATAGTACATACTCGGGAGCTTCTCCTTAAGACGACGCACAAGTACTTAATGGTGCTTGCGGGGCAATCCCTCAGATGCTAGCTTTTTGAGCTATACACCCTTGGAA